ATCTTGTAGCTCGGGACGAACGTGCTGGCGATGCTGGCGGTGTTGGAAGCAGCCAGGGCGGTGCCATCCCACATCAGGCCGCGCTTGCTGGTCGGGGCAGACACGTCGGCGGCGAACGACAGACCGGGGAACGGCGAAGCGACGCGGGAAGCGCCGTTGTTCTTGTAGGCGTAGCTGATACCCGAGATGGTCAGGAAAGCCAACTGGTCCATACGGTTCGCCAGCCAGTAAGCCAGGCGGTTGCGGGCGTACTTGCGGAAATCGACGACCGTTTTCTGGTCGGATAGCTTGCCCTTGTTGCGAACGCCGTGCGAAATCAGGTCGATGCTGATCGTCTGCGCGTAGTTCTGCATGGCTTCTTCGTTGCCTTCGCGCTCGTTATCACCGATAACGCCGTCTTCAACGAGGTCGGCAACCAACTGGATGATGCACTGGTCGCCCTTTTCGGTCTTGGTCAGCTCGGTAACGCGCTGGATCATGGCTTGTTCGCCAGTACCCAAGAACTTGTTGATGAACATTTGATCGCGTGCGGCCTCCCAGACCTCGCGCGACCAAACCTTTTTCTGTGCAGCACTCAGGGCTGCGAAATTGGTTTGCATGATTGGCTCCAATCAAAGTGACAAATGAGAGAAGTCCAAACGTTTCGCCGTTGGTAGCGAGGCCGGCATACCGGCTTCGAGGTTTTACGTGGCCAAGACACGCCTCAGAGAGCCGCCTGTAGGTAGCGGGATGCTTTACGCCCATCGCGGCGAGGCTGGAATTCCAGCTTCGAGGTTTTACGTGACCAAGACACGGCGCCATTTGCGGGCAGGCCGGGGAATGAAATTCACCCCGGCCTTGGGTAGTTAGGAGTTGCGACTACCTGCTTGACGCATGGCAATCATACATCAACAAATAATCAAACAATATCCCCACGCAAGCGGGCGCGCTCTTCCTCTGGCAGCGCATTGAATTCGCGCTCGCTCATCTTCTCCGGATTCAGGCGGGCCGCTTGCGCACGGGCGCCGACTCCAGCCTGTGCCGTCGGCGGCGGCTGGTCATTGGCTTCGCGCACGCCGCGTTCAATCGCCGCAGCCCGGCGCTGATCCTTGGCGCCCTTGTCATCGGCGCCAGCAACGCGGCCCGTGTAAAGCTCGCCGATTTCGGTCGACGCCTTTTCCAGCGCAGCAGCCGGCGATAGTTTGTCGGCGTTGATGTAGTAATCACGCAAGGCAACCACCTTCTTGATTGCCTCCGGATCGCCCGTCTCGGCGTGCAGCACCGGGAACTTCTCCACCATGCGCTGCGCCGTACTGGCAAATTCGTTGCGGACGCGCTCGGCCTGAACCTGGGCCTCACGGGCCTCCAGCTCGGCCCGCACGGCGGCACGGCTGCGGCGCTCGTTGATGGCGTCGATCTGCTCCTGGATCTCGTCGTACTTGTCTTCGTCGTCGGCGTACAGCGCATCCTTCAACTGGCGACGCAGCTCGCGCAACTGCTTGGCCTCTTCCGGATTGTCCTGGGCCGGCTGCTTCGACGGCTCCTGCTGCTGACCGTCACCCGATTGCTGGCCTTGCTGCTGCTCCAACAGCTTGCGCAGCATTTCGTTCTGCTGCTCCAGGAGCTTCTTCTGCTCATTGACCTCATTGAATCGGTCGAGCGGCACGGCCCGCTTGTTGGCCTTGGCGTCTTCCGGCTCGGCATCTTCGGCTTTGCTGGCTTCGCCTGGCTCGGCAGCCACATCTTCGGCGGCGTCGGCCGGCTTGTCGCTGGACTTTCCACTGGAACTATTGTCGCCATCGGCTACGGCAGGCTCGTCGGCCTCGAAGAAATCGCCACGATCCTCGCGCAATTCCTCGTCGCCGCCGTTATCAAAGGCGTTCTGGTTCAGTTCTTCCGGCTTGTTGTCCATGGTTTTCTCCTTGTGGTGTAAATCGGTTATTCAGCATCCGGGTCCGGCTGCGCTGCCTGGTGTAGCCGCTCCTTCAATTCGTATCCCATCAGCGGCCAGAGTTTCTGGATGGCGTTTTGGCGCGCGATCTTGCGGCCAAGCTCGGCGTCGAAGTTCTCCGGCGATGCACAGGCTGATTCTCCGGTGACGGTGAAGCCGTTGCGCAGGACGAGGACGCAGAAGGTCAGCAACCCGAGGCTGTCATGGTATGGATCAGGAAGGCCGCCGAATCGTCCAGCAATGCCATCCTTAGCTGTGAAGTAGTATTCGCCGGCGATGTTCGCCTCGATGTCGGCCGGCGTAACGCGCGGAGCGGTTAAGCCCTTGGCTTGGATTTCCTGCTCGATAGATTGGTCATTGCTCACAACAGACTCCTTCGATTGATGAAGATAGGGAAAACATGCCGGGCAAAAGACGCCGGCAAATGGTGAAACACGGGGATGCTTGCCGCACCAACTGGTACTAGCCATCACTGCCCTCCTTGAATCCCGGCATTCACCCCAACATCAGGATCGGCCGGGTTGGCTGGGAAATTCGGGTGGGTATTGCGCCGGCCCAGCACCTCGCGGGCGGTCGCCGGATCACGGCGCTGGATGGCCTCGACCTGCTGCGGGTCGAGTTGCACCGGCTGGCCCTCCTGCGCCGGCATGACGCCCGGCACCGGGGCTGCTTGCGGGATGATCGGCGCCGCGTCGTGATCGACGTAGCCTCCAGAGCGCAATAGCATGTCGGCCAGCGGCGAGGTCTGCGGGATTGCCGTGATGGTCTGCGCCGTCTGGATGGCGCCGAACTGCGCTTCGATGTTCTTGTTTACTGTCTCGGCACGCACCTTGTCGACTTCCGCCGTGGTCTTCTCGGCCTGGGCGGCGAGCAACTTGGCCTTGGCTTCCTTCTCGGGATCTTGCTGCTGCGGCTTGCGCATTTCGGCCAGGATTTCCTGCTTGTCGGCCAGGTTGGAATGCTTGACCACCGCCCAATCCGGAATGGCCACGCCCGCCTTGCGCAACTCGATACCCTGCGTGAACTGGCTGTTCTCGAATGTGACCTGCATCGGCTGCTCGGAAATCACCGTGTCGTACTTGCCGACAGTCATATCGTTCAAGTACGTGCCGGTCGCCGGGTCGTATTGGTTGATGGTGATGTCGTTCTCAACCTCTTCGCCCGTCACCGGATCGGTTTCGGTAATGCGGATCACGCGCTCGGTGTCGTAGTATGTGCCGATGAACCAGTCGATGCGCTTGGCCAGAATGTGACGAGTCCGCGCCAAGTTGTCGAGCGGTACGGCCAGTTGTTGCTGGCTGGCAAACTGCCGAGACTGGATCGCCACGCCGGAAATCTCCTGCCCGTTGTTGCCGCGCATGGCATCCGGAACCGTGACTTCCTTCAGGCTCTGCACCATACGGTCAATGATGCGATCGATCCCTTGCGGGATTTGGTTCGGCTGAATCTTGTCCGGACGTTGAGCCCCTGCCTTCACCTCCAAGACCAGCCCGGTACTGGCGCCCTCGGCCTCCAGCTCGTCGGTATCCATGTTGGTCAGGCTGTCTTCTTCGATGATCCATCCCGAGTTCGCCGTCGAGTTCAGGATATGCACGAACTGACTGATCGATTTGTTGACAGCCTGCTGTTGGCCAATGGCGTTGTCGATCATCCCGCGCGTCTTGCCACGGCGGAAATACGGGAAGAACGGCACGGGCGACAGGAACGGCAGCGGCGACCAACCATCTGACAGCGTGACATCGCGGGTCGAAATCGTGCGGCGCACCCGGCGCTGCATCCGACGCATGAACTGGCAGCCCATGCCTTCCAGCTTGGCCAGGCGCTCGGGCCCGGCGTCGTCGCCGACAATCTCCAGATCACCAGTCGAATGCACGGCCACGCGGACCATTTCATAGCGGAAAGCCTGGCGATCAATCACACGGACGCGAACAATGCCCTGATCAACCCGCCAGGCGTCCCACAAATGGCTGGTCCCGGTCAGTTGGTCGCCGAAGTGATTGCGCCGGCCCTGCGAATCCAGCTCACCAAAGTCCCGTTCATCCGGGCGGAAGGCGCTGATCTTCAGGCGAGCCTCGCGGCCGTACCACTCTTCGACTTGATCCAGCGTCAGCCAGCGGCTGATTGTCACATCGGACCACGATTCAGGGTCGTAGCCTTTAGCGTCAGGGTCAGGGATCACATCGCGCGGATCAAGCACGTCGATCACCAGCTCGCCAAATATGTTGTTGCTGTAATCCATGCGCAGGTCGAAATAGCCGCGCTGCTCAATCAGGCCATCCGCGAAAACCTGCGTCTCCTTCCAGTGCAGTTGCGTCTGCCCGGCCAAGAACATGGCGACCTTGCTGCGAATGTCTGCCTTGACCTGATCGGCGGCGCCACCGACCGGGCGGAATGCGATGTCGAGCCGGTTATGGATCTGGTAGCCAATGGCCGAATTGATCGCCGGCAGAACCTCGTTGAACTCATAGGCCGGGCGTTGCTCTTCGTTCAGCGTCTCGATGTCGTCGTGGCGCCACTGGCCACCACCGCGCAGCCGGCCATGTTCGTCGTAGTCGCCGCCCATGTAGAAGCCTTCGAGGAAAGCCGCCTGGCGGGTGTAGAGGTCATGGCCACGGGCGCGGCCGTATTCGTAGCGGGTCCAGTTTTCCTGGGATACTTTATCGACGGCACCGAATCCGCCGTTGGGGGTGATGGGATTGTTGTCCATTGCTGGCTCCTTTAGGCAGACATTGCGGTTTTCTTCCGGCCCGCTTTCTTGAGACGGTCGCGCCAGGATTCAACCAGGGCGTCACCCTTCCCCTTGTATCCTTGGGCAAATTGCCGGATGGCATCGGCCGCTTCTGAATGGATGTCGTGGCGCGGCGTATTGCGCCAGCACCCGAGCCGCTGATTCCATTCCTTCTTGTACTGGCTCACATGGGCCAGCCCTTCCTTGCAGCCGGCCTCGTCGAACGTGCACTGACTGAACACGGAGCGCATCAACTGGATGCCGTGAGTGACATCCGACACGCGCGGCACGACCACCCAGCTCCCGCCCAACGAAAACTTGCGCAGCTCCTTCTCGGGAGACTGAACAACCGTCCCCTGCTGTCGTTCGTGGCTGGCGTCGTGAGGAAGATAGTGGGTTCCCCACACGCAATTCATCTTCTGAAGCTGAATCATGAAATAGGAATAGGGCTCGCCCCAGCCTTCGATGAACTTGATAAAGCGGTTCTCGGCACCGATGCGCTGGTGCAGCCAGATTGCCGTGCCATCGCTGGAGCCAATATCCCAAAAGGTATTGACCGGCACGCCATCGACCATCGGAAAGCGCCCGATGCGCCCTTCTTTGCGGGCGGCTGCCAACTGCACGGCGTAATAGGTGCCTTCGGTCGATTGCTGGAATGCCTCCTTCGGCGTGCTGGGGTACTCCTGCCACATCTTTTCCGGGTCGCCGGAGAAGTCGGCATCGCGTGTCGCGACGTACCAATTACGCTGTTCGGCATCGAGGCGCGTGCCGGTCGCCGCTTCGACCTCGGCTAAATACTCCAGATCCTTCTCGGTGATGGCGACATTGGTCGACGCCATCCGATAACCGGGCTCCTGCCACCAGGCGAAGAAGTGGAAGCGGTAATCCCGCTTCGACAGCTCGACGCCCTTCTCCGCTGTCGCCATGGCCCGCTGGGTCATTTCGTAGAACTCGCCGACCTGCCCCTCGGCCGTTGATTCGATGATGGCAATGCCGTCCAATGGCACGGCCGGCAACGAACCAGTCACAACCTCCTTGGCCTTCTCCGGAAAGCGAGCGCCAATCTTGCCGAACTCGGAAACGTGCAGGCGATGAATCGTGCCTGATCGCATGGACGTGGCCACACGGATTGAGCTGTTGTTGTGGGCAAACAGCAATTCTCTTTTGGTTTCACTCGCCGTCGGCATCGCGTCGCGCAGGATCTGCGGCAGGCGTTCATAGGCCAGCTTCACCTTGTCCCGGAAAATCACCTCGGCCGCATCCCGGTCCTGGGCGATGATGCCGCACCGCTGGTCGTCGTTGAACAGCGCGTGGTCCAGCCACATGATCGCAATCAACGTCGTGTTGTGGGAGACAAAGCCCTCGGCGATGTAGGTTCCGGTCGTGGTTTGCATATCCACGACATCGCCATCGCCAATCGCCTCGATGCCGGTAATCGTCGCCCAGCCAACATCGCCGTTGCGCTTACCTGGCATTTCACGACCTTCCCAAAACCGAACACCAAGGAAACGGGTTGGCCGCGTCTGACCGACGAGCCTGAATATTTCGTCCATTCTCCCGAACGCGAGCTTTGGAACGGGAACTCGGCCATGTTTGTTCGGCCTATCTGCCGCGTCGCTCTCAATCTTGGCGTGATAGCCGCGGTCATCCGCGTACTTGACCAGACGATCCCACACAGGCCCGCATCGCTGGGAAACATTGATGCTGGCAGACGTATTCGCCTTTGAGATACAGCCCTCGCCGTCGAGCATGCCACCAAACCACCCGTCCTCAACCTCGGCAGCTTCCCAAGTCTTTGTGATCCAACGAACCTGCGTGCCAACCTTCAGCTTGCCAACGACAGCGTTACCAGTCCCGCTGATGCTGCGCCACTTGGCATCGGTCCCAGCCTTCCGGGAAAGCCACGGATGCCGGTCGGTACAAACGACATGACGCCCATCGTCAAAGCTAATTCGATAGCGCTGCGCCTTCATTACCTTCACGGCCTGAACGGTAGCGGTGCGCATCTTTCTGGCTGAACCCCGGCCACCCGGCACATTCTCATCGCACGCGACAACCTCCGTACCTGGCTGAATATCGCCGATGGGAACCCACTGCAAATCGGCAGTCAGGACTCGCGTTTCAGGAGAAACACAAAATCCCAATTGCCGCGCCTTCAGGATGATGTTACGGTGCCATAGCCTGCGGATCAGCCGGCGCTGCGCCCGGTTCGGCACGAACGGAATAACCGAGCCGGAGCCATCATCCGACTTCACAATGATCTTGTAGAGCGCACCTGAACACAGGCGCCACATCGGATCGGCCAGGTTGCGCAGCAACTCGGCCTCTTCCGGCGTCGAAGGAATCAGCGCACCGAGCGCGTTACTCGTCGTCATCTTCAGGTGACGGGTTAGCCACCACCGGCAGCGGTGTATTACTCACGGCACGCAACAATTCCGACAGTGGATTGGTCTTCTGCTCATTGTCGCGCTCGTACAGGCCGTGATGCTTGAACAGCTTTTCGATGGCGCTGTTCTTGTCAGCTACCTTGTACTTCTTGGTGTAGCCGACGAACACGCGGTATTCACCTGACCCCTCAAACTCTTCCACGACATCAAGGCCAGCCAGGGCGGCGGCGGTATCGTCGTCGAGTTCATTGATCGGCTTCGGACTTCCGTCATCACGGAACAGCTTGCGCGGATCGAACAAAGCGATGCGCGAAGCCTCAAGCAATACTCGTTCAGCACTGGCAATTCCGATGCCGGAAATGCGCTCACGCAACTCCTTAACCCTTGTGGAAACCTTGTGATTAGCCATTAGGCGCGATGCTTCTGCCCAAAGTGTCTCGTCCTTCCACTTCTTCGACTTCGGATATGCCTCGCGGTAAGCGTCTGCCTGCGTCTTGCCGCTGGCCACGCCAACCGCGAATTTCTCTTGCGGACCGGTCAAGCTCATGACTCGATCCATTTCCGGAAATTCCCCACCCGGTAGGTCACGCCGATACCGAACCACATGAACGCATCGACCTCGGCGATACCGTCGAACCGCTCACCGGACGCCACATCTTCCATGGAGCAGACAATCTCGAAGGCGTCCCAGTTTTCCCCGCCGCCCACCATGGCGACAGCCACATCCTCGGTGATGAAGCGCGGGATCAGGTAATCCCACGCGAAGCGGGCGGCCTTCTTGATGGCGGCGATCACTTCCCCGACTCCCGGATTGCGATGGCCAGCATCCGCTGAACGGTCTTCTTGTCCGTTCCAAGCTCGCGGGCGATTTCCGCCTTGGATTTGCCACTGCGGAACAGGGCAAGCACCTGCGCCCGTTCGCCGCTTCCTTCCTGATCTGCTTTTGACATATTTAATTCCTTTGCAATACTGTGATTGACGGTTGTAAATCAATCGCTATTTTACACGGAGAAAAAAATGTCAAGCGAACAAACATCGAAGTTCATCCACAACTTCAAGAAGGGCGACATCGTGCATTTCCACGGCGCCCGCTTTGAGCGCCTTGCGGATGCCTTCGCTGGCGTTGCCGTCGCCGAGCCGCTTTGCGAGTTCCCATTCGGCATCTGATAAATATGGGTTACGGCGCTTTCCTCCCTCCATTTCTGAGGGGCGACCAGCGGTTCCCAAGGCAGCGGCGACCTTCCTGCCGTCAAGGTTTCGCATGGCTCCGGCGTTAATCTGGACGTACAGACCCGATGGGAGCTTTACCAGCGCACCGGTGTCTCCTTCTCCTTGGGTGACTGTCCCGAGAGCCTCGGCGTCGCGGGGAATGGTATTGGTGTAGAGACGCCATTTGCCGTCGATATTGACGGTAAGGCGGCCACGGTTCGTATGGGTCATGGCCGCCTCTCTTTACT